GGAAAGCGGCCCTGGAGGAGCGATGAGCCATCATTATTCGGCCTCGCTTGAGAGCGGGCGAGCCGTGTGCCGTCGTGCGCCGCGACACCGAAGAGGGTGTGAAGCTGGGTGTTGCGAGGATGTGGAGCGACTGACCCGCGAGCGCGATGAGGCTATCGCGGCGCTGAATTACGCCAACGCGCAGATTCGCTGGGCCGCTGACCCGGATGGCGAACGCGCCCAACTGGTGGCAGAACGCGACGAGGCGCGGGCGGCACTGGGACGCCGCAGAGTTCGAGCGTGACGAAGCCCGCGCCCTGTTGCGGGAGGTTGGGCAGGCCGAGCCGTTATGTGGGACGCTGGGCGACTACATCGACGTGCAGGTACCGACCCGCGTGTGGCTCAACGTGAAGGCGGCGCTGGAGGGGCACTGATGCCGCAGGACTTTTCGTTCCCCATCTGTCCAAGCTGTGGGAGGGTGACAGGCAAGGTCATCCCGGTCTGCCCGACGTGTGCGGAGGCAGGGAAGCACTTGGCGCAACCTGAGCGGTTCAAGGTAGCGGAAGTCGTCGGGGTGGCTGATGTCAGTCGGCTCGTCAAGGAGCGTGACGAGGCCATTGAAGGCATGACGTATGCCTACGAGCAGTTCCGACAGGTGCTGCCGACTTATGACGCAGCCCTCCAAGAGGTGCTGGAGAGTGGGAACCAGAGTGCGTTGTCGGCTACGCTGATTGCCATTGAGATGCTCGTGCGCGAGCGCGACGAGGCGCGGGCTGAGGCGGACAGGATGAAGGCGGCCATTAACGAGGGAGCACTTGACCGACTAGCCAGCCGCGACATGGCCGAGTTACGGCGCGAGCGCGACGAGGCGCGGGCTGAGGCTGAACATCTCCGTGCGTTAGTTGCCGTTGCACTAAGTGAGTTATGACCAGCGGCGAGTGGGTGGTGGTCGTGCTGGTGGCCGTCATGGTGGCGGCGCTTGCGTGGGTGCTGCAAGGAGACTGACATGATCGAATTACTGGTGCTACTCGTCGTCGTCGGCCTCGTGCTTTACCTCGTCGAGAATTACCTCCCGCTATCGCCGCCCATCAAGACCGTCATTCGCGTCGTGGTGGTGCTGGTGCTGTGCGTGTGGCTGCTTCGTGCTTTTTTGGGCGTGGATATCCCATTACGCCTTCGGTGAGCGGTCATGACTGACGTGCTCGTGTGGTCGGCCGCCATTGTCGTGCGCTGGTTCGCGCTGGGCGTTGGTATCGGCGCGGGCCTGGTCGTCGCCATGCGCCTGTGGGAGTTGTACGATCTGTGGCAGTTACGCAACCGGTGGCCGTGACGATCCGGTGGAGGGCCTATCCGATGACCAAGACTTTCTGGCGGTGGCTGGGTCGGCGCATCATCGCCGTGCTGGCCGACGAGGCCCTCAAGGCCATCGAGGAACGCCGCGCCGCGGCCGAGGACAACCGGAAGTTAGCCGAGCACCTCCTCGCCGAGGCGAAGGCCTTTGAGGCGCAGGCCGCCGAGCTCGAGCGCAAGAAGGCCACCGACCCCCTCGCCGGGTTCGTGTCCGAACGCTGATGCGCCACGAACGGCTGACCCTGACCGCGTGTCTGACGCCCGAGGGCCGCGACCGCTACGCCGACCAGGTCGCCACCATCCTTACGGCCCCGGAGGCCACCGCACGCGCGCCGGACGACCAGCGCCACCTGGACCTCGCCTATACCCTCCACCTGGACTACTTCGGGCGCACCGCCCAGCGGGTGCAGGCGTTTACCGAGCTCGTCGCGGACCCGGAGGTGGTCCTGGCGGTGGACCTGGCCGAGCTCGAGCACGGCACGTGCCTCCTGCAGGACCTCGCCGCGCGCCTCGCGCAGTGTCAGGCCGTGCTCCGGGCCCGCCGCGCCCCGGAGGAGACCGCGTGACGACCCTGCTGCCCCGGGACCCCGACCGGCATGTCCCCCCACCCCGGCAGACCCCGCTGATCGAGCGCCTGCGGGCGCCATCCCTGCACCTCGGGCTCGACAGCCACCTGTCCAGCCTCCTCCACCAGGCCGCCGGTCGGCTCGAGACTCTCGAGGCCGTCCTGCGGGACGTGGACCGGGTCGTCCGGGGGGTCCGCCCGCCAGAGCCCCGTTGACAAACGCCCGTCGGGCAGGCATGTTGGCGCCGCCGAGGTGTCGGGACCCAATCCCGACCCAATCCCGAGGGGTGGCGTGGCACATCCAAACTCCCTGAAAAACCTACGCCGCGGGGGCCGGAACCCCCGCGCCGGCCGGCCCCCGGTGGTGAAAGAGGCCCAGGAATGGATGCGGCGGTGCCTGGACTCGCCCGAGTATCGGGAGAGTGCCTACACGCGCGTGCTGGCCGGGCAAGCGCCGCTCCTTGAGCGCATGTGGCTGGAATACACCCTGGGAAAAACCCCGGACCGTCTGGAGGTCTCGGGCCCGGGCGGGGCCCCCCTCCGCGTGCTCGAGGTCCACCGCCCGACTAAGGATGGCGCGTGACGGACGCGGCCGTGGAGCGCGTGCGGTTTACGCTCAGCGGGCCGCAGGACACCTTCTGGGACTGCCCGGCCCGCTACATCGACCTCGAGGGCGGGGTCCGGAGCGGCAAGACCACCGTCGCCCTGCTGCGGCTGTCGCACCTGCTCCAGGAGCATCCGGGCATGTGGGCGCTCGCGTGCCGGTGGACCCAGGAGTCCACCGAGGCGCAACTCAAGGCCCGCATCCGGGAACTGCTCACCTCCCAGATCCTCGGCTGGGACGCGAGCGAGCAGTATTTCGTGATGCGGACGGTGGACCCCCGCACCCCATCCCGGCTCTACGTGCGGGGTCTGAAACCCTCCGAGGACGCGGCGCGGTATTCCAAGTTCGCGGGGTTGACTTTGGCGGTCGTCTACTGCGACCAGGCGGAAGAAGTCCCGGAGGATTTCTACCGGGCGCTCCAGGCCCGCCTGTCACAACCCGGTTATCCCCAGCACCTGATCCTGACGCCGAACCCGCCGGGGGCCGACCACTGGCTCGCCACGGAGTTTCCCGAGGACCAGAGCCACGCGGACCACGTCTACATCCGCACGACGGTCTACGATAATCGCGAGGCCCTGGGCGAGGCGTATATCCAGGCGCTCGAGGCGGCCTACCCGACGCCGGCGGAACGCCGGTTCTACGTGGACGGGCGCCGGGGGCTCTCGGTGGTGGGCGAGCCGGTCTACGGGCGCCTGTTCCGGCGCGACCTGCACGTCGTGCCCGACCTGGCCATGCATCCCGAGGTGCCGCTGCTCGAGTCGTGGGACTTCGGGCAGCGCCACCCGGCGGTCCTCTGGGCGCAACTGCTGCCCTCGGGGGTGCTGCGGATCCTGGGTGAGGTGTTGGGGACGGATGAGTTTCTGGAGTCGTTTGCGCCGCGGGTCCTGGCGCAACGGGCCCAGTGGTTCCCCCTGCCGCTCGAGGTCTGGACGTGCTGCGACCCGGCAGGGGCCGACCGGAACAGTCATGGGCTCAACCGCAATGCGGTGGAGACCCTGCGGGACTGCGGGATTCATGCGCGCTGGGTGCCGGGGGCAAACGCGCCCGATCGGCGCGACTATGCCATCCAAGCCATGGCCCGGCTGCTGTTGCAGCGCGACCGGTGCCAGATCCACCCGCGGTGTCGGGTGCTCATTGACGGCCTCGAGGCCGGCTACGTCTGGGACCATCGGTCCACGGTGACCAGCGTGTTGCCGAACACGCGCCGGCCCAAGAAGGACGGGTTCTACGACCACCTGCAGAACACCCTGGAGTATCTGCTGATCACGTTTGGGGCGGCCCAGCCGACGCGGCAGGACATTGCGCGGGAGGCGGCGCGGGCGCTGCGACGGGCGCAATGGGACCACGACCCGGCCGACCGGGGGGCACTCCGGCAGGGGTTGACGCGGCGCGGGGGCTACTGATGGCGCAGGTCTCGGGGACGTTTCCGCAACTCACGGAGCCACACATGACACGCAGGGTCTCGCTCTCGCCAGCGAAAGCGCGCACCATCTTGCACGACGGCGCGGTCCGGGGGCACCCGTTGACGCCCAAGCAGCAACGGTTTTTCGGGGCGATGGCCACGGCGAAGAAGAAGCCGACCGTGCGGGGGCAGGCGCCGCCGACGCGCGTGCCAGGCGGCCTGGCCACTCATCGGGCCATGAGCCGGGCGCTGACCCGGCGCCGGAGCGCGTGATGGCGCGCGCCACCGACCCGCTGCGCGTGCCGGTGCCGGAGGCTGACGCCACGGCGCTCGTCACCTGGTTGGCCGACGAGGTGCAGGGCGCGCTGGACGCCCGTGCTCGGGTCATCGGGGCCGGCGGGGACCTCGACTATTGGCAGTGGCTCTACGAGCAGGGCCGGCGGGCGACCAAGGACAAACCGTGGGCGGATGCGGCGGACCTGGGCAGTTACATCCCGACGGAAAAGGTCGATGCGCTGCGGGCCCGGCTGGTCCGAACCATCTTCACCGAGCCTATCTGGGTGGTGGAGGGGTGGGGGGCGGACGCGGCGCGTGCTCCCCTGGTGGAAGAGTGGCACCAGTGGAAGGCGGAAGAAGAGCGCCTGCAAGGCATCCTGGGCAAGGTGCTGCACCAGTCGCTGGTCGAGGGGACTGGGGTGCTCGAGGTCTACGAGAAGGCCGAGCGGCGGGTGCAGACCCGGCGGGAACGGGTGATGCCGCGGCTGAACCCTGACGGCGGGTTCGAGCTCGACGCGCGGGGCCTGCCGCAGCCGGATCGCGACGAGGCGGGCGCGTTTGTGCCGGTGCTGCGCGATGAGGCCCCGAGTGTCGAGGTCCTGGTGCGCGACCCGTCGGTGGTGCGTCGGGGTCCCGGCTACCGCGTGCTCTCCTTGCGGGACTTCCTGGTGCTGCCGGGCCATGCCCAGGACACGCAGGGGGTCTGGGGGTATGCCAAGCGGTTCTGGCGGCGGATGCCCGACCTGCGCCAGCGGGAGGCCGAGGGGGTCTACCGGGACGTGGACCGGCTGGACGACGCCGACGAGCGCGAGCAGACCCAGGCGATGCGTCTCGCGGGGCAGGAGATCGCCACGCAGCGGGGGCCGACGGCGGAAAAGGAACTGTGGGAAGTGCAGTTCCTGGCGGACCTGGACGAGGACGGCCTCGAGGAATGGTATGTCGCCACGCTGTCGGTGAGCCGGCGTGTGCTCCTGCGGCTGCAGCATGAGGACCTGGGCCGCCCGCGGTATCTGCTATTCACGCCGCTGCCGCGGCCGGACTCGGTCTACGGGTATTCCCTGGTCGGGCACAAGCTGGCGACGGTGGCCGAAGAGCACACGGCGCTCCGGAACATGATCGCGGATCGGTCGGCGCTGGTGACCAATGCCCCGATCAAGCGCATGGCGGGTGCCTTGTGGGACCCGGCCGAGCAGCCGTGGGGGGCGCGCGCGGTCATCGACGTGCGCGACCCGCGGGAACTGGAGCCGGTGACGGTGCCTGACGTGCCGACCTCAGCCATCGAGCGCGAGCGCAACATCGTGACGGTGGCGGAACGGGTGTCGGGCCTCAACGACGTGGCGCTGGGGACCCTGCCCCAGCAGGACCGGACGTTGGGCGAGGTGCAACTGGTCACCGAGCAAAGTTTTGTGCGGATGGAGGAGTCGATCCACTACCTGCAGGAAACGCTCGAGGACTTGTGGGTCCTGCGGCAGGAATTATGGTTGCGGGCGCTCGAGACGGGGGAGGCCCGAGGCGAGGCGGTGCCGGCAGGGATGGTGCGGAGCCTCGAGATGCGCGGCGTGGAGCTCGAGCAGGCGGGGACGATCAC